ATCAATGACGCGTAATCCATTTTATCTCCTTTTTTATCATCCACCAGCATAAGCACTAGCCCCAGATTTTAATGCGGTGCTAGCCCAATCCCATCCATTGGGTTGTTGCCACTGAAATAATCTTGATTGATATTGTTGTAAAGGTGAAGAGGTTCCTATCCCCAAATAAGTCATCATTGCTTGAATTGTATTATTTCTCTCCACTTCTTGCCGATTAAGATCATCCATTGTCGCCTGTTGTGAATATTCTTGTCCCTGTCTTTGCGTATTACTCATATTCCCAGCTTGCCCTAACATACTATTCAACTGGCTTACGTCTAACCCTTGGGCACTTAATTGTCTATCAAGATTTTTATACATCAGCTCAGAATCAAATAAATCATTAGCAACTCGCTGGCTTTCGTTTATATCCCCAACTGCCGTAAGCCCTGGAGTTGAAGATACTAACCCTAAACGGTTATACATATCTTTAGCTTTAGTAATTTCATTTTGTGAACTTTGTTCCCTGCTTGCCTTAGCAGCGTCGGAATATTTTTTCGTCGCTTCCGAATAGTCTTGAACATTTTTATTAGGATTATCAAAATATCCCAAGATATTCTTTTCAGCTGCGCTCTCTACGGCTGGTTGCTGAATATCAAATGCAGGATTATATTTATATTGTGTAGGGTTCGCCTGTCTATCCAATAAACTCTGCGAAAGTTTATCTTTTATTTCGCCTGTTCTCGTCCAGTCATAATCCCCCACAGAATCAGGTTTACCTCTTTTTTTAGAGCCAAGATAACTCGCAGCTGTTGAAGCTACTGCCACCGCGACATACCCCCAAGACCCTCTTTCGTCTAGCAATATCCTTAACAATAAATTCATAATCTCTCCTTTAGATTTTCATCTTTCATCTGTTCTACAAAATCCAACAAATTTATTTTTTCTGATTCTACATCAATACAACTGTCTCCAAGTTCCTCAAATGATTTGGCTATGATCTCATCTTCAATTATTTTTAAATCTTTAGTATTGCTTGGATTCGCATGAACTGTAGTCCATACAGTGTCTTCATGTATATAAAGAATCCGTTTTGTTCCTGCCTTGGTAATCCCAGAATACGGAGCCTTAATCCTAACTATTCCATTCTCTGTTAAAACAGAACACTCTCCACTTAAAACAAAATATGGATGAGTACATTTATGAATTTTGCTGATAACTAACATGCCTTTCGGCATTCTTATTTCCCTGACATACAAACTATCTCCAAATGTATGAGTTAAGGGAAAACAATCCCCCATCATCGCGCCGGGCAATTTTACTACTTCGGATTCGATATCAAGGATAGTTTTCCTAATTTGTAAATTACCAGTTTTATTTGATTCTCTAACTGCTATTAACTGTTCCATATTTCATCCTTCAACAACCTCCAAAAAAACTTTAGCATTTACTCCTCCTTAGATTAAACAGTTCTTCGCCAGCAATAACAAACTAGACTTGGTTGGATATTCGTATGAGCTGATGATGCCGCTGCTGTAGCATTTGCTCCAGTTGTTGGAGATTCTGTGATAGAATGAGCTCCACCATAAGTACCTTCTAGTTCTCCAACTCCGGTCCCCGGACCAGTTAAACCAGAAGCATAAGTACTATGTGTATGCGCCGGAACCCCGCTTTCTGCTGCAGAAAGAGTTACTGCCGCAACTCCTACTGAAGCTCCAGGAGTTCCAAAATTTGAGTCACCAGATTTATAACCAACCACAACTACACCTTCAACAGCCACCCACGTTCCAAATCCCAAGAGAGTAGCAGGATTAGTAGCCACTGACGCGTTCGAATAAATACTGCCAACAGGCCACGCAGCTTCTTTTGCAGCTGCTGCAAGCATAGCCAATGTAATGCCACCTGCTTTTACTTGTAATCCTCCAGATGCCCTTTCAATCGAAGAACCATCAACCTTTACCCTTACCCCGCCATCGGCAATCTCAAGTGCCGGAGTGGTATCAGACGGGTCAACTACCAACGCTCCCCCTGTGCCAATAGCTAATCCATTATCTGCCAATGCAACATTGGGATTGATATTGACCGCTTTTACTCCGTCGGCAGCGATGTTACTGTCATCAATCCCGCCATTAATAATTGCCTCGATCTCGGAACATCTATTATTTACTCCTGCGGCAGTTGCAGCAGTATTAGCAACTACTCGTGTTATAGCAAGAGTTGTGCCATTCTCATCTAATATCATTTTCCATAAAAGTTTTAAGAAATTCATAAGTCCTCCTGTTAAGATTTCATAATATATGCAAGTGCATAATAGGGATTAAGAACATCCTGAGAAATTGCCGTCCCTGACCCTATCGCACCGGTTGAATCTGTTACTGCTACTGCACCAGCTGAAGCAGCACGTAGAGATACATCGGTGGTATAAGTAAGACCTTCATACGCACGGTTATCTTTAGCATGATAAGGAGTTGTAGCTGTTGCGTAATACGCATTACCCGTCGTACCACCGCCTGTTTGTTTTTCAAGTGCGTGCGTATGTGCTCCACCAGTCAAAGTTCCAGCGGAGTGGGTGTGGCTTGGGAGGTTGGCTTCGGCGATAGAAATAGATTTTGTTGCCGCTCCGCCTGTTGCTGCTACGGCATAAGTAGTTCCTGCACCAATAACAAACTTATCGCGCAAATCTGGAGTACCATTAGCCCCATTGCAAAGAAGCCAACCAGTAGGAATATTGGCTATTGCACCACTCCATATTATTATTCCGCCAGCTGGAAAACCCGTCGGAGGAGTGTATGCCCCAAAATCCATCCTGTTCCAGGAAACTTTTCCATCTACGTTAACCCAAAGTTCCTTAGTAACTCCATTATCATATAACGCGAGCTTACCTTGCCTGGCTGAAGTTACTCCATTGGGAGCATTAGTCGTAATTAAAACATCTAAGGTATCAGCTAGCTCTGAAATAATCGTAGTAAGCCTTAATACATCATTTGGCGTAGACAAATTTCCAAGATTAAGGCGAATATCAATAGTTCACCTCCATGTTGTATGATGGGCAAAAATATAATCCATTAGCTCGCGCTCCTTGTCCTAATCCCTCGATGTAATGCTTTGACTAAAAGGTTATAAGAATATACCAACCAACTTTTATCCAATCCACTTGTGCCCATTCTAACCTGTAAAGTTTTCCCCATTCTTTTGATTTCTCTGGTAACATCTCCGTCGGTTTCACTAGACCAGTTAGCTTCATCCCAGTTAAAGTTATCCCATAAAGTCTGAGTGCCAGCACCAGATAACAAGTTTTGAGCAATAGTCTTTTCTGTTAAAGCATTCTTATCGGCAATCAATTGAATATCTAAATCCCAGTCGCCTTGCCTGGAAAAGTTTAAACTCATATTCTCAAACTTCTTTTCTAATCCGGGATCACCCCAAGAAAATTCTTTAGACACATACACCGGGCTAAACGCTACTCCGTTATCATTCGTTCCCGTATCGTTTTTATGTATCTTACCTGTATAATCTCCGTAGTATAACCAGGATTTTCCGGATATATTCATCTCGGAAAAAGCATTAGCCCCGATCGAATAGATAAACCAAGGGTATTGAGTCTTCCCCCATTTATCCGCGTAAGGTCTTGACCAATCCATTACTAAGGTTCTATCGTTCGTAGTCGCTCCAGAAGTGTAAGAAAAACTACACCAATACTGGTTACGGCTATGAAGCAACCCTGAAACAGCGTATTGAAGCCTTGCGTTAACCCCAGCCTTGACATAATTCTTTATATTATCCCCGCAAGGTATAACATTATCCCCAGACACTAGATAGAAATTAAAATCAGGTGCTAAGAATATAACCTGTCCATTCGGAGTTTCTTTCATTGTCTGGAAGTTTACTGGGCCAATCTTGGACGGCACTCGGTATTTCTTATATAACGGCTCTGTGCCTCGATATTGGACTCTAAATAACGCCCATTCCTTGCCTACGAGCATATCATCGCCTTGCTTACAGGCTCCGGTAAGCCTCCCCATATCTTCATCAAAGTTAAGGAATGAGGTATAATTGCTGTCCGGTTCTCCTATCGTGTCGCAATAATATAAAAGCCTGGGATCAACCACGGAATGTAACCAGCCATACCGTTGCCATTCCAGCCCCCAGTTAGCCGTGCAAGAAGTCGCGAAAGTAGTCGCGCTCCCTGATCCTGCCCAAACTCTTGGCAAATCTTCATCACAAGTAATCAAGACTTTCTCATCAAGAGTGAAGAAAGTAAACCGTTTATTAACTCCCTTTGTCGTGGTTAACCCAGTTAAAATATTCTGATAATTTCCGCTTGTATAGTTATAAAGTTTACCGTCCGCACCACCACCCACAAAGTAAGAAGCTGCTGATCCTAACGATAATTTATCGAATTGGTAATAACCACACCACGCCGTCGCTGACCCGATTGACGCAGCGGTAACTTGAGTAAACCCGGGCCTACTCCCCAGCGCGCCTTGTGGATCTGAAAATATGTTTATACTCTCAGCGTCCCAACTACCGTTATTTTTATTCTCTTCAGAATTAACATCGTCCACGCCAAGAAAGTTCTCGCACAAAAGTAAATTCTGAAATTCTCTACTTATCATTTAGAATAATCTCCTCTTCGCGGGCTAATCCCCAAATATTTAGAATCTATAATTACATGAGGTTTCTTCATCGGATTTTTTAACCCGGCCAAGATCGTACCTAATATTGATCCTTTCGGATCGTTTGCGTTCCACCAATCAGTTTTAGAAATCATATAATTAGTGGTATCTCCCTGTTGGATAAACCTTGCCATACTAACAAAATGAGTAAACGCTGGGAAATACTCTTTAGTTATGACTGTTTCATTTGTCGGAGAAGTTAAATCTACCCATTGTGTCTCAATCTCTAATTCTATTGTGTAAGTATTATCCGGCAACCGGTTAAACGATATTTCGTAATACCCTGACTCAATCCTGGTAATACAAAACTCATCAGGCCGCCCGGTATTATCTGAAGGAGTAGGCCATTCCTTTGATTGTTGTATCCCCACCTCGGTTAAAGGGTATCTATCAGTTCCATCTACAAGACAGCCAGCGGATACTCTCTTAAATGTAGCAGGAAGATAACTTGCCCCGGAATATGTTGACGCCGCGGATGTAATGCTAAAAGATAAAGAATCTCGCAAGAACGGCCAGGGAGCTAATAGGCAGAATTGCGGGCCTTGCTCATTTATAAGCCGCCGGATTTTAACCACTGCGTCCTGCCCTTCATCGCCAGTTCGTTCTGCACAAGATGAACATAAACTAGCTTGGGTGATCCCGAGTCCACCGTGTTCATCTATGAGAATATTCCACAATAATTTCAACATAGTTTATCTCCTATTTAAAAATATTCCACGCGATCAAAATCCCCAAAACCCCATATCTAATTATATCTTCAATCAAAATATCAAACCCCGCAATCGAACCGAACGATCCGGCCCGAACACTAAATGCTATGACTAAACTTACCAAAGCAAATAACCACCTTCTTAATCCAAATACGATAAATGGCAAAGAAAGGATTGCACCATAAACTATCCTGATCAGGGTATCATTTCCTATCCACTGATACAAAATACTGTGTTCTCCGTACCCTACTATAAGTATAGGCGCAAATAACAAAAAAGCTAGGTGTTTCCACTTAAACTTTCCAGAGAACCACGCCATTACTACAGCAAGTCCGGAGATCCCAAAGCGCCTGGCGGCCTTATTTTTCTGACCGCCAAACATTCCGGCGAACATTATGCCTATGATCGTAAGTATCCACTTCATTTTCCCAATGCCTCCACTACCCACCGCTCCGCCTTAGCGCTTGGAGAGTCTAAGAAATCCTTGATCGCCTGCTTATCCCCCCAGTATACCCGTAGTTCCGGGGCCTCAGTCGGTTGCTTTATTTTTGAGCAACTGATCGAGGTAATCAATGCGAGTGTTAACAATAGTAAGGCGCTGGCTTGCTTTAATCGAGGCTTCGCCATCATATAAGTCCTGTCTTTCGTGTTTGAGGTTTTCGAGTTCATTCTTCCATCGCTCCACTCGGCCCTGAATTGGAAGTTTCTCAAGTAGTTTGTCTAAAAATCCCCCCCATGCCATAGATCACCTTAGAATTTTACCGAGATCGCGGTCAAACTTAGGCCAGCGTCCCATTCAGAATTATCAATCTCCTGGGAATTGATGCTGCCATACCCGCCGTATACTCCGATACGCAGGTCGATCAAATCAAGAATAGGCACCGTACATCCCAGCTTCTTTAAGTTAATCAAGTCTGCGCTGATCACGGCAACGATCTTATCTTTAGAATTGTATCCGCCTTCCAGGGCGAAACCTTTAAAGTTGACAAGTTCGATTGTGGTCAGATAGTTTACTTCGTTTTCGATCAAAGAAAATCCTGCACCTTGTTTTAATCCAGGGAGTTTTTGAACCAGATCACCAACATTGATACTTTCCTGTGCCATCGCCACTCCCATTAACGCCAATACCATTACTAACGCCAATATTACTTTCTTCATTTCTGTTCTCCTTTGTTATCCGCACCTTTGTTAAAATAACTGATAAACACCATTGAGATTATTGATACCGTTGCGTCCGGCGGGATTAACTTATTTACTACCCCATAAGCAAACACAAGCCCGCAAATTACCGTAAGTATCCACCGCCCAGAAGCCATTTTTGCCAAGATATGTCCTACTACTTCTTTAAACATATTTTCACCCCTGTTCTTTCCAATTATTCAATCCGTCCACTAATCTTTTGCGTTTATCCTCTTGCTTAAAATTACAAGAAAGGCATATTACAAAGCCATCTTTAATTATGAGTTCGCCATCACAAGGTCTGTTATTGACTATCTCAACACAGGTCTGGTCTTTTCTTCGGGTATTCATTTTCGTTTAAGCATTTCCTTAATCTCTTTAATATCGCCATTATTGTTCATACTAATATCATAGTGCCTTTTTTGCATATCCTTAATCTCGGACATTTGACTATTAGTGTTTTTAATACATTCTTTCAGCTGAACAATATCCTTAGAATTTTCCTCTGACCTCTCCGAACCTTTAGTCGCCATAGCGTAAGTGTGGTTTAGGAATAAAGCTAATAAGAACCCGATCAATGCTGTGAGTGTAGCGTATGTTACCTTTGACCCTAAATCATTCCTGCGTTCCGGAGGTGTCATCACTTTCTCCGTTTTTGTCGAAACATCTCTATCATCTGTCCTATTTTGTGCTTATCATAAATCTTCTCTTGCCTCTGCGCCTCTATTCTTTTCGCTATCCTTGCTTGTTTCTTGTTCTCAATTATTCTTGAGATAGCGTTGTCTGTTGGGAAGTAGACAGAGCATAGAAGGATGCCTGCTATAACCCCTGACAAAAATACCGTGATTATTGTTGGTTTCATTTTTTGAGATTAGTATTATTCTTCTTCGTGGTGCTGCCTCCTCTGCGGTGTAGGTATAGAAAACAGTGTATCTGTTTACACCATACGAGGTCGAAGGAGCAGTTGCTCTGGGAAAGTTAGCATAACTATCGATGGCAAAGGCTGATGTTCCCCCGCCTTCGAAACAATAAACTAAGATATTAGCAGTATCGCAAGACCACGCTATCCAATAAGCATTACCGTTTGTTATACTACCACCAGGGGAAATACTATAAATAGTATCCGCGACGGTTGTATGAGAAACGGTTTGACTTCCACTATCAGAATTTGCGACTAATGAACCAGGTTTACCTGCGTTATCTGTGTATAAAGCTATTCGAATATGTCCTGTTCCACTCGTAATCGAACCTCGCCAAGTAACCTCACTAATTGTTCCGCTTGAAGCCGCTGTATATTTACAGGCTCTAAATTGGTCAGCACCTCCAGCAGTCTGTCCATTTCCAGTATACCCCAAAGTATCGTTAGCCTTTAGTGGATATACTTGTTTATCTGCCCAGGATTTTAATAAACTAACTGTTCTTATCCCTTCCTTATAATTTAATATTGCATATTGAGTTTCGCCTGTTGCCGAAATAAACTTCGGGCAATAATCTATTCCAAACTCACCTGAACCGTAATTGTTTCCCTTTTTTGTTTTATGGCATATAACATAACTACCCTGTATTTCGGGTTTTCTAAAGAGATGTCTTCCATCTTCGTCAATTCGTTCCAGGTAAATTTCTTTGTTTAGTTCTACCTCTTTATATTCTTTCCATATTTCCTGGTAAGCAAAATTAAATGTTTCCCAGTTTTTAAGATAAAAACTCCACTGGTAATACTCCACTCCGTCAATACTAACTACCTTTGACTTGTCAGGGATTTCATTCAGTATCAACCCAAACTTTAAAGTGTCAGCGTCGTGCTGGCGGAAGTAGAAGCCCTCTTTAGCGTTCGACATCTTTACTTCACCCGTTACACTGTCCACCGTCTTGTCGGTGTAGCCAACATCAGACGGGATTTCAAGGGTTAGAGTTTCCTCCCCCTGCCAACGAGTTATTTCAATCTTTGGCTCAATATAAGTCTTAACCTCTGCCCCCGACGTATCAACTGACACAAGTTTATTAGGTACAAACCTTGCCTCATCTTGCACTTTGCCCACTTCTGCCACGCCCATTTTAATAACTGATGTGGAGAGAATGTCGACTTTGGTAGCTACCTGTCCAAAGCAGAGTGTGGGGAGTAGGAGGAATAGGAATAGGAGTTTAGTCATATTATTGAGCGTCCACCATGTAGTCATAGCTTAATTCATAAGTATAGTTTGCCGTTGCCGCATTGGTTATGTTATAAAATACTCTCTGTCCAGCCGCAAGTGTTCCCGTTGTTATAGCTTGCCATGTTTCTGCTGTAGTCTGATTAACGCAAGTCGGAGAGGTATGCGTGAATGCCGTGCCATTGCCATAGGTTAAAGTAAAATTAGCAATCAACGCAGGGGCAGTTGTGCCTACATAAGAACATCCTACACTTTTAAGGGTTACCGCATAGGGGAACGAACCAATAGATATATTGTTTGAATCCGTTGTTACAGTTAAGGGTATTGTCGCAGAACGGGAATGGTGATAAGTAATGACCCGT